CCGTGCTTTTCTATCTTGATCCCTTTGTTCCGCTTCAAATTGATTTCTTTTATTGGCCTGTTCTGCGAGAAAAGCATTTCTTTGCTGTTCGAGTTGCGAATCAAAAGCATTTCTTTGACCCTGCAAATCCGATTGACCTTGCCTATTGAGTACTCCCTCTTCACGATTAAATCTTTCTGTTGCTGTACGGGTCTCGCCGGCTTGTTGTGCGGTAAAAGCATTTCTTTGCTGTTCGAGTTGCAAATCAAAAGCATTTCTTTGACCCTGCAAATCCGATTGACCTTGCCTATTGAGTACTCCCTCTTCACGGGTAATAATATTTTGGGCCTTGGATTGAATAAGTCTCGCTTGAATATCCTTTGCTTGTACAGCAAGTTGTGCTGCTGTTTGCTGTGCCTGGGATTCAAGTTGAGCAAGTTGTAACTGTGTATCAGTTCTTAGCCTTTCTGCGTCTAGTTCCTGCTGTCGTTGAGTAAGTTTTACCTTATTACCTTCATTTACAAGATCACCAAGAATCTTACGCGACTCTAAATCCCTATCCAAGGATTGATCTCTAGCGCGAGAAGAAATATCGGCTGTAGTATTAAAGCCACTACTATCCAAACCGGGAATCGTTACTCTAAATCTACCACTACTCATGTTACCCTCCTTGAGAATTTAGTTTATCATTTACTTCTTTAAGTGTTCTATTGAAATCCTCAGTTGCTCTAGCCTGGCGTCTAGCAATCTCAGCAGATTGAGCTTCGATATTTAGACCACGATTCCCTAAAGCAAAGTTGTCGTCGATTTGTCTTCTTAATAGAACAAGATTTTCCCTTGAGGAAATAAAATCATCTTGTGCCCTTTCAAAATCTATAAGTGTTGATGCAAAACCCGATAGGTCTGGGTTTTGTCTAATAGTATTAGCAAGAATCTCAGATATACCAAGTGTAAGTTCGAGATCCCTACTTTCTTCACCAGAAACAAATCCTGCTAGAGTTTGAAGTCTTTGAGAGTTTGCTTGAAATCTAGCACTTTCAAGTGATACGCCTAATTGTTGAGCGGTAGCAAGATTAGATGCTCTCGCTTGAGCCGCTTCAGTTTCAAACTCTCTTATCTGTCCTGTCGCTTGCGCTGTTCCTTGAAGCAACAAGTCCTGTTCTGTGCCTTGAGTAATACCACCCTGAACACCCCTTTGGGAGTTACTTGTATTAGCACTTCTAAGTGCATCCGCAACGGAAGTAGAAGCGGCCTCTCTTGCTCTTGCTCCAAATTGTGAAATCTGATCCTTACTAATTACATCAGGATTTTTGAGTGTACCTTCAATGGAAGAATTAAGTATTCTAGAAAATGGAGTATCAGTGAAGTCCGTACTAAGTTGATCAAAGGTTTCTTGACTGTTAGGTGATCTAAGACCCAATCTACTTCTAAGATTACTTATGGCTCTATCTCTATCGGCCAATGTTGCTTTTTGATTCTCTGCTGATATTTGTGTTTGTTGTCTTTGAAGATCTAATACTGCTTGTTTAGTCTGATCAAAACTCTGCTGACTTCGTTGAAACTGAGACTTACCGAAGCTGCTCATTATTGATTCGCCTTAATTATGTATCTCAAATTGCCTACACTAATATTTGGTACCTTAAATTTACTATTGGATGAAGGTGTACCTCCTCTATTTTCCAATGTAGAAAATAATGTTGGAAACTCCTCAATAGCATATTCTGTTCCATCGCACCACAAATATGAGAGTGGGGGTTGTATTCCCGACCATAGAAACATTGATCCAATCGGTAGTATCCTTTCCAAAGTAGATAATCTACTATCTACATCAACAAATTCAAGATTAATAAGTCTGTCCAACTGAGTGAATTGTCTCATGTCTTACCTGAATCCTATTGGTTGACCATCAATCTGAATACCAAGAATCTTAAAAGGGTCCCTTAAATCTATACCAGTAAAAATATATGAAATAAACTCACACCTTTGTCCCACTCTAAATTTAAGATTGAGCGAAGATGGGTTTATGAATTCTAATAACTGTTCTCCTTTTCCAACATCAAATCCGACTTCAAATACTTTATTCTCAAACCCCTCACTTTCGACAATAAATGTCGATACCGTTATTCGTTGACCCCTTACCCCAGCCAGTGTACTAAGAAATGGTGTTTGCCAAACGGGATTTATACCACTATTTAAGTCTAGTCCAATTGAGAATGAACCCATTTTACCATTATTATCCGCAAAGTATGAAATATACTTAAGTGTACCCTGAGCCCTTCCTTCTGACAAAACAGTATCCGTTACATTCCAGACGGTCCATCTATGTATATTATCCTTAAGAGACTCACGATAATGGTAACATAGAATTTTAGTTCCAATTGAAGTAAGATATAGACCAAACTCTTGATCTATAGATGAGGAAGCAAACGGCTTTAGATTATCAGGAATCTCAGATATAATCTCATTTATATCGTCGCTAATTAAGATGGGCTCACTCCCACCATTGTATAGATAAAATCCATCCTGCCCTAGCCACATAAGGCGACTATCAATGGATTTCACTGTAAGATGAGCAACACAACCAACAGACAGCGATATATCAACTATAGTAAAATCTGGCAATTGAGGATCACCAAGAACTCCATGCATTGCATTATCTTTGAAAACAACTACAATATTTTTATACAAAGCCCCAGCACTTATAGGATGTGAATCATCTGTACCTACAAAAAACCACGAACTTTCTTTTTCAATAATATCAAGATTGTTGGGAGGAGAATAATATACTCGTGTTGGATGAATGGTTGCGTCTATTAATTTAGGGTACATATAAAACATTCTACTGCCATTAAAGACCGCAAAATTAGATTGAGGGGCAGTAAAGGATGATCGTGAAGGAGCAGTCTTGAATAAACTCTCCGACCCACTAGCAACGTTATCAACCCATGTTAGAGTATTTGTTGTACCAAAATTACCGGTGCCAAGGTCTTCCTTGACAAGATAATGATTTGCTTGACCGGCAGAAACAAACCGTCTATAGACACGCCAAGTTTTAGCGTTACTTGGTGGGGTATTATTTCTTGTAACCGTCCCTGTTGTTAAGGACAGAATTGTTGATCTTGGACTTGGCGGAGATTCATTGCCTCTGTTATCAACAAATACTATAACATACTCATAGTTGGCACCCGTCGTACCAGATATAGTTGGCGCATTGCTTGGTTTAGTAATACCAATGGATACTACTACACTCTCGTCAACCTTTTTGGGCTCATCAATACCGACAATATAAAGTTGATTATTACCTATTGCAAAAGATGGAATATTATTAGGAAATGATCTATCAATAATACTAGGATGCGGCACTAAGGGCGTCGTAAATGTATGAAGTTTTTCTGTCCCACCCGTCCAAACTCTAACAGGATGATTAATATCAGCGCTAAAGGTATGGTCTGTATCAAAAATAATAGAATCCATAAATCCGCTAAAATGAACAAATACCGAGGGTGACGATACAATCGCAGTATTTACTTGGCCTATTCTAAGTGTTGCACTACCACCAGAATCAACAGTCAAACTTCCAGCGTCGGTTGATTTTCCTATAAATTGACCATCAATAAAGAATCTAACAACATTCCCATCGGTCGCCATCTCAAGAGTGTGCCATCTACCTAAAGTAATTTGTGGTGTAAAACTTATTGTTACATTATGAGCAATTGCTGCAGCGTCATTGGCAAAGAAAAACAACTGTGAATTCAATGAATCCAATGAAATATGCCATCTATTATTCTGATCTTGTCTGCGTCCAACAATGCCATAAGTATTGTGCCGCAGAATCATAAATCTCAATTGAATAAATAACTTCCTTGTCGGTCCAAAGATAAAGTTAGCGTGACTTGCTGATTCTAGGAAAGAATTCTCAAATAGACCCGAACTATCACCATCAAAAAATTCAATAGGTTCAATGGCAACAAGATTATTTGTAATTATAGGACCACCAACAATAGTATTATTAAATCTGTTATTTGTTGCACTATCAAAATTTACATTAATAAATTGTGGCACTATCCCCTCCTTTGATAAATACCATCAAGTCTTACAATAACCATAGATTGGTTTCCGTTTACAGTAGCATATGGAAATAGACCCAATGGTCGTTGAGGGTTAAGTTGATCTTCACTTAATTCCTTTCTTCCAAGTCTACTTTGGACTCTACCGCTACGGATAAACACTTCTTCTGCCCTAATTGCATAACCAGACGACAAAGAGTGTTTATCCGTTGTAGTATTAAGACCGATAAATTCGAGTTTACCACCTACATTACGCCTCATGGATGGTTCCTCTTGAACCGACATCAACACGATTCTCAATAGAACGAATACACTTACTTCGTACATCATTTAATAGTGTAAGGTAATCTGATACATCGCTATTCTCAGAAATTAATCCGATATAAACTGCTTCATATACAACTAAACGCCTTGCAAAAGAGGGTATCTCAAACCAAGTTTCAGTATCATTGTTGAGATCATTTAATTGTGCTGTAAATACTACTTTAATAGTAACTTCGGAGGAAACATTTACTGGAAGAAAAACTATATTGCCCCTAACCGTAAATATATTTGTATCATGTATATTTATATTATTAAGAGATAGACGAGAAAACTCTCTTGGATCTTTATATCTCATAACAATATTAGTATCAGGCCTAAAGAGTTGTTTTAATTTTCTAAAATTGTCGGGTAAAACTGCCGTCTTAGTATCTATAGGAAATACTAAATCTAATTCTACTTCAAAAATATGCTCATCGCTGTCCTCTAACAAATCTTGAACTGTCTGTGCCCCTTCAAACAAAAGTCCTTCGATTCTAGTATCGTTGAATACAGCACTTGAATCTACCTCGTCAATAAGGCTTCTGAAAAGTTTTTTCATTTGGGTTCTATTCATACAGCCTCCGAAGTTAGTCCGTCTGCATTAGAAGGAAGATTAGGAGCAGCAACAGTTCTATTAGAAACATTCACAATCAATCGGGATATTCTATTGTTGGGAATAAGTTTATATCTAGATTCCCTAATAAAATCTCTTTCTAGTGTTAAGAATACATTTTCATCCTCATAGTCTATACCATCAACATTTACATTGACTACATTTTCTGAGATAGAAGCAATACGAACAAAGTTCTTACCACTCTTATCCGAATCAGTAAAACCACCTGGATTACTTAGACCGGCAACAACTGGAACATCAAAAGTAACCACCAACAAATCGCCGGGATCATTAAGAAAAACAGAATCAATAACAGGTGCCCTAGGAATAGCAATAAGACTATTGTTATCGGCAACAAGTATTTCTTCATCATTAAGTTGTCCAGTAATAATCCCTGATACAAGTCCTATAGGAATAGTAACCTTAACACGCTCGCCCCTAAAAATAGGAGTATCTGAATCAGAAATTGTGAGAGTAACAAGAGTATTTTGTGCTGGAGTACTTGTGAAGGAAGCAACTTTATTACCAGTCAATAAACTTTCAACGGTCACTATACCGGCAATTGCATTAATTGGTGTATCATAATAAATACCAATCTTTTTTCCATCAATACCAACTTGTACCTGTTGTGCCTTAGGAGGAAGAGGTTGATCCATTGGAAGAGGAACAGTAGAATTGTTTATGAAATTGTTTGTACCGTCTACAAACGGACCAAAGGAATTGTTCGGATCACCAGTTAAGGCACTTATTACAATACCACTAGGACCAGTAAGGGTAAGTATTTCTCCATCTGCTGCGCGAATAACTTTATTTCCAGTTATCCTAAATACAATTTCATCATTATCCCCAATTCCTGCTTGCATCGAAAAGAACACTAGTGATATGGGACCAACAAGGGAAGAAATAAGCGTTGGTAGAATAAAATTATTTTGAAGTTGAATACTTGATACACCATCATTAAATCTAATACGAAGAAATTGATCGTTGACTAAATCAAAAATCTCTGATTGTGTATAAATAGGAATAATATCTGTCGCGGGTTCCGGTACGGTTGATGAATTACCTATCGGTATAGAATTAATAAAATCAGAAATATCCGTAGGCATTCCAATAGGATCATTACCTACTGGTTGCGATGCGGATTGAGAGAGTTGACTAATTATAGCGCCAGCAATAGTATTAGAATGTACACGGACTTCATCACCATCATTAGGACTACCGATACCTCCAACATTATTACCAAAGATTGTTCCACCACCGGTAAGATTAAAGACAATTGAATCTTCAGTAATAACCGTTGTTGACAATAAAGCGGTTCCCACAACCGGACTAAATATTCTTACTATTAGGTCTGTTTTATCCCTTGCAAGAATTTTAATAGCAGTATTAAAACTTGATCCTATAATAATACGCCTATCAAAAACAAGTTTACCGCTTTTACCATCACTTTGTACAATAGAATTAGCGGGAGTAAATACCGGTTTAGGGTACGGAACCGTTGAATTGTTTATAACCGTAAGATTGGTTGCGGATGCAACTAGTGCTGATGTTATACTATCTCTAGCCCAGCCAGATACAACATTTAATTTTACAGTATCACCAATTCTAATAGCATCAGCACTAAGATTATATATCCATGCACTGGTACCATTTCCAGATGTAGGGAGTGGAAGTGATTGTGTTCCTACTGGAGAAAATGTTACAGTAAGATTAGATGCACCAGAAACGAAAGAAGCACTTCTTGTCCATACAATTGTTAGTTGTGTACCGTTTGAGGATATTGTTGCACTACTTACAGTTGGAACTTGAGCGGGTGCGGCACCCGGATCATTTGATGCTACTGTAAAATTTCCAACTGTAAAAGCATTATTAAACCCTGTTGGTCCTGTAGAACCAAAAAATCTTACAACACCGGCAGAAACGGGACTAAAAGCAGTTAAAAGTTCTCCTTGCGATATAGGATTACCAGAGATAAGATATTCAATAAAAATACCAGAAACACCAGCAAAAGTAGCAACTCTATTACCACCAAAATTTCCTGTAAAAGTAAGATTTGATGGTGTAGCAACAAGTTGAAGACTACTATCCATATTAAGACGAATACGAGTGCCTGTTGCCGCAGGTACTGCATTAACAAATACCGGACTTGGCCATGTTCTAAGATTAGTAACGGGTATATCGGTAGAGGCAACACAATTTAGAGGAGAAGGAAAACCATCTCCACTAGCAAAGCTTTGGTTTATTTCAAAAACACCATCAGGAATAGTTAGGAGCAATATATCAGTGGGAAAAGTCTTTACATCAAAACCAATTTGAAATGTACTAGCATTACTTCCCGAACTTGTACCATCCCTGGCTCCTCCATTTACCTTTAATTTTACTTCACTTATAAACCGTCCAGCCTTAAGTCTACCTATTCTGTGCCCCGACCACTGAAATTGAACAACAGTGGAGGGACCACTACCAGAGAGAGTTTCTACGACGGGCCTAGCATCTATTCCCGGAGCAGTATCCTGAAGTCTAATGTCAGTTTGAGGCCCGGTATAATTATTAGTTATATTAACAGTAATACCGGTTGTATTATTTTGTATATTCCAATCATTACCAGAGTTGAATTTTACTGCTGCAGCAAAACCACTAGAGAGAGGATTAATGAGGTTAGGTGATGCAAAGTTTATAACGGTACCGATTGTTGCCCCAGGGGCAACAAGAGATATTTCGCTTGTTTGTACACGACCAACAAAACTATGTCTAGCATCTACTTGACCATTAGCAGGACTTCCAACAATTTTTCCTCTATTTTCTACAGAAGGAGAAACGGGAGCAAGTATATTATTTTCTGGAAAACCAAATTGAAGATTTAATCTATCATTAAAAATCACATTAGGAATACTACTAATAAGCCCCGAACCAGATGTCCAAGTAATGATAAGTTTACCATTTTTATCAAGAACAGCAAATTGTGGTACGCCTATACCTGCCATGTGTTATCCCTAAATAAGTTGATCATTATGAGGCCGTACCTGATAGTCATAAGCATATTGAACAGTTATATTAGTAACGGTTGCCAAGGAACCAAAGATTGTCAATGCTTCACCAATTTTAGTTTTAATTTGTACCCCAGGAATATCGATATTTGTTGAGGACTGAAAGGTGCTACTAATTTTAGTTGCATTAGAACGCAATTCAAAATCACCATTTGAAGCGCCCCTAACCCTACGAACAATGATTCTAAAATCAGGTTTAGCAGCAACAAGTGTTTGTTGCGTCGCAATGCTTAGGGGAGCAGTTATTTCGTTCCAACCATGTACTTCATCAAAATCCATTCTGTTTCTCCTTTAAGGTTCCACAGCCACAGTGTGTGGAACAATGGGATTTACACCACTATAAATGGCATTAGCAGTTTCACCAATACGAGTTATACCATTGTACAAACCAGACGAATTATAGATAAGTCCATTTTCCGCCGCTAATTTAATTAATAATGCTTTCATGGGTTCTGTCTCCGTCAACCAAACTAAATTAGACTCATAGTTAGTTGGCAATGCACAATAGATAGTAACTTTAGTAATAAACCTTTGCGTATTAATTAAAAAACGAACAATAAATTTATATTCCGGATTACTTGTGTCATCGAAAATTGATCCAATAAACTGAGTTTGTGAGTTGTTAAGATCACTTATTACATTACTAAGTTCTCCACCTTCTATAAGTATTACTATGGATGTTGGAGTAACTTCTTTTCTTTTAATCTCAGAACACGGAGTAAAAAGGAATGTCCGTTTGACGGCATTACCGATTTTATTTGCCTCAAATTGCATATCCTGTAGTTGTGTCATATAACACACTTACCTCTTAAAACTTTATCATCTAAATCCTTTGCCGTAGATTCTATAGCATCCTTAAATTTGGCCCTAGCAATTTCATATTCTACTTCACCGGGATTTTTATAGATCTTAAGTTGTTTCTTAGCGGCAATTTCAGGTGTTAAGGATGTTTTCCAAACATCACACTTATGAAGACAATCCATAATCCAATCACCTGGTGGATATTTAAGAACAAATTGATGGACGAGAACATCATCGTTGCCTGATCGCTTTTTAGAAACTCTGTACATATGTACAAAATTATCAATCTGATGAAGCTCAAGTTTATCATCATACTCAAGTATGCGTCGCTTGAGTTCATTAGAAACGGTGGCCATCCCAGCAAAAGGATGACCGCCATTTTTCATATGAACTCGGTAACACTTTGTGTAATACCGAGAATTACTCATTACGCTGGTCCCACCTCTTGAGGATTAGGGTCCAAAATCTCATATTCGATAATTACAAAGAAATCACCAACGGCAGTAGGAACTCCCGTACTGTCAACTCGTACTACAGTAAACGGCCCAACAATCTGACTTATATTATGTTCAACAGTAACACCAGCAACAACATCATTCATAACAGTAAGTACTTTTGATGATTTATTGGCATTAAGAAAACCTTTACCAAAGGAAAACTTAGTAAAGTTGGCTGGTTGGCCAATTTCAGAATGAGTACCAACTGAAATAATAATATCCGCTGCAGCAGTAGTAAAATTAGACCGGGCTTGATAAATAATCTTAGTAATTCGTGCCTTAAACGAACCAGTAGCAAAGGCCACAACATTATTACCGGTTGCTGGTCTCGAAATATTTGGACTAACCCAAGTTATTCGCCGTTGAGCATTTGACAAGTGTCGTAGGGATACACTCAAAATACACCTCCTTTCATTTGTTACACGGCAACATTGACGGCTTTAGTATTTCGATTAGCAGCCCTAGTTGCGAGTTCCTTGTATGAGAACAGAGTACCACCATACGCATCCTTGCCTGGCACACGAGCAAGCATGGAACCATCCTTATCCATCCAATCCCAATCAGACTGCACAAGAATCAAAAGACTAGACTCGTCTAGACCATAGATCACGCCATTTTGAGCATCTCGTTCCTTTACAACAGGAACACCATTATAGTCAAGAAACTCAAATCCACCATCCAACTTTTGGAACATAGTGCCCTGTGTCTGGTATCGTCGATCAACCAAAAGTTGAGTGCCATAGGCATCATAAATTTCATAGGTCGTAATAAATATCGAGAGACTTCCTTGTGAGAATCTTTCAACCTCATTCAACATATCCCGGAAAATCTTATCGCCAAAGACGGTATTAGACTTATCAAAAATCTTGGACTTCCAGAAAGACTTAGGAGCACTGGTTCGATCAATACTTCCAACAAAACGAGAAGTAGTGGGTTCGCCAACAGCAATTGAAGCAGGATTAAGGTTGGAGACAATATCCTCCAGTCCAAACATTTCCGCACCATAATTATTTTCACGAGTAAAGAAATCAGTAACAGCAACACCAGCAGCAGTACCGGTAGTAGTAATAGTGTTATTACTATTATCAATAGCAGTAACAACAATATTTGTACTATTAAGCTTAGTACCAAGAGAACTTGCATCAATAATATCAAGTACTTGATCTATGGCAAAATGTCTGATATCATCAACCTCATATTCCAAAGCAGCATTAACTAAGCCATCAATAGTATTAATGCTACCGGGCAAAGAGACAATAGTTGCAAGCTTGCCCGACTTACCTTGGAACAATTGACGATTCATATCCCGTTGTGCGTCCAACATTGCTCCTTCAACTTCCGATTCGACAAGACGCGCAAAACTTCCTTCAGCATCTCTCGCAGCAGCAATAGCAGGACCAGTAAACTCAACAGCGGCATAGTGATAGGCTGAACCATAGACAGCCTCATCATAACCTTGTCTTCCCGCTGCAGGAAGATTAGTGGTACTAGAACTACTTGCTTCCTTACGAGAGCCTAGTCCTTGATTTCGCTTCGTATGCAAAGGAACAAACGAACGCTTACCACGGGTAAACTCACTTGTCTGATTTAGTCTGTGCATAAGAAGAATTTTATGGTTCAACATTTCATTAATAGGCCCCTTATAATCATCTTTAAGAATGGACTGGATGGTATTAATGGTTGATCCGCTAATTATACTTGACATTATAACTCCTTAGGCCGTAAAGGCCCCTTCGTGTGATGCTTTCTTAAGCTTTTCAGTAATTGCACTACGAATCTTACCAGATTTCATATCATCGAGGGTAAAAGACTTTGGTGTCTCTGCACTTCCACCAGAACCGCCGGTTGGAGTATTATGAGTAATACTCTTATCAGTAGTTTTTCTTGTGCGATATCTCTTCGCAAAATTTTCGTATGAGATAATAATAGAATCTACTGCCTGTTGAACAGATTTCTTGGGATTCTGAAGAATATGATCAAAAATCTGGGCCTGAATATTGGTTCTAAGATCGTTATCATCCACAACAATAGGATTATTGGCTAGAGAAGTGGAGATCGTAGATAAAATTTCCCGTTTGCGGTTCTCAAATCGCCCTTGGGACTTTTCATTTTCAATACCGGCCTTAAACTCATCGAATTGCTTCTGAAGTTTCCTTACTTCGGCATTATTACCATTACTATCGCCGCTAGCATCGCTAGCAGTAGTATCATTTTTCTTAGTTACAGCATCCATTTGTCGCTTCAACTCCTCTGCAGCACCGACAGTAGCCAAAAGAATAAGATCTTCTTTGCTTGCATTAAGAATTCTTCCATTAGGCAACACAATAGGAGTGGTATTATCAGTATTATCAGTATTATCAGTATTACCAGTACTATCAGTATCTTTAGTATCCTTGGTATCCTTAGTATCATCAACGGACTTATCGTCAGTCTGAATATCTGTTTCAACAGCCATATATTCTCCTATTACTTATTACCGAATTGCTTACGCGGTTCCTTGGTCGAAGGGGAGCCCTTGCTCTGCTTGAACTGGTCCACCGACTTCGGAAGTTTGCTGGCCGGTGTCTTGGAGGGATTCTCCCCCGTTCTGTATTCCCCGAAGCCCGTTTGATTCGATCGGTTGTTGTTCGGCATTTGATACTCCTGGCGTTATTGGAGCAGATGCTCCTTGCGTTTGTTGAAGAATATTTATAACATTGTTTATATTTTCTACCATCACAGCGACAGCAGCCGCTTTACGAGTTAGAATTTCAGGCTCAACCGCATTGTATGCGATCCATTCTTTGTGTGTTTGAGCATGAACTTCTAACTTAATTTTAATATCATCATCCAAAGTATCATATCTGGCAGAATTTCTAAACTCATCTAGCATCTCAATATGAACCTCATGATCATGCCATTGAAGAGCCTGTATAGTATCCCCAGAAATAATACGCTCAATCTCCATTAATTGTCTACTTCGATGAACTCTAGATTTATCGACAGTATTTTGTACAGACCCAAGTGATAGCATTTGAAGAATAAGACGCTTTTCCTTTGGATTAGCAACATCAAGTACCTTATTTTGCATAAGAGAAGATAAAAGATCCATTTGTGCTGCTCTACTTGAAGGCATACCTACGATTGTTTTCACTCTTACATCGAAATATGATATTCCTTGTAGTCCAGAATTAGCTCCAACTAGATCACTACCACGATAGGCTATGACTAATAGTTCATCCTGAGCACCAACAACGCGAATAACACGCCTTTCAGTAACAAACTGAGCAGATAAGGCCAGATTTTGCCTTCCAATTCTTCCCAATTGATTTTCAATATGTCGTATAACTGGTGCTTGTCTGGTTTCATCCTGTTCTACCAGAGCCAAAACGCCTCTACCAGAGCGTATCTGACCGGGTGCCTCTGCACGAGATACCTCATGAACACCAGAAATATCCTCCATATCAAGTCTATCTTGCTGAAGCATATTTTGTATGTAGGATGGTACTCCGGGTGGATTAACAATTTCCGGTCTAAATCCAGGATTATGATAAATATGTTCACCCGGTCGATCGGTTACTTGTCCTTGGGAAATCCCTGCACCTTTAGGAATAAAATATTTGGGATAAAGAGTTTGATTTCTAATCTCAATAAGTTGACTCTTTGAACGATTATAACTTGCCTGTAGAGGCATCATCTGTTCAAATACTGAAGTGCCCCATAAACGGCCAGGAACCTCAACTTCATAGAAATGAGCAAAAGGAAGTTCTCCATGTAGGTATGGAAAAACAATATTCTTAAGAATTTTATTGTTGGCCATAACGACTAGGCGACCATTTTTAAGATTCTTACCTAATGGTCTTGGCTTAATCCAAAGTTCATGAACCATAATATTATTTTGGTTATGAGTAGTAGCCCCTCTTAAAACTCTTCCTTCACGACTGAATAGAGTTTTAATATTTTCTTGGAATTGAAGATACCGAAAACTGTGTTGTGCTTCAGTCGGTCTAATATCAGCATTAGGATACATATCAATTATATCTTGAATATCTACAAGTTTAGAATGAAGACACCAAGAAGCGTCTCTGAATTTAATTGCCCTAGGATCAACGATCATTTCAAAAGGAGAAATAACTTGAGTATCTATTTCGCCTACTGTGTCTTCTGAGTCTTCTGAGTCTTCTATATCAAATTCACTATCAATACTTCTAACAAATGCAGGTTCACCTACTGTTGGATCCCAAGTCTGTTTAAGAAAACTATTACCAGTAACTAGAAACCATAAAGTAAGTTCCATGATTTTTTCGCCCATCAAAGTTCTTTCCCAATTATACGAAAGAATTTGATTAGCCACATAGGCTTTTTGGGCATCATTAGCATCAGAAGATGCTGGTAAAACATCCCATTCAGGAAACTCCTTTTGAAGTTTAGATCGTATAATTCGTACCATTGGTTGTAGATGATTTACAACAATACGAACACGCCAATCTGGAGCATCCTGTTCGGTCAAACTTCTAATAGTATCGGACCAAATTGTATTCTGTAAACCAAGATACCAAGCAACCGCCATGTACCATTGGCGTTCAAGTGGATACTTATGGGATTCTCTAGTTTCCCATATCTGTTGAATAGCGCCGAGAACCTCGTTCTCATCATTATAATCTGTTGATAAAACAGATTTATTGGGAGTAGTACGATTGATAGAGTTGATGACTTTCATTGCGTTTACTCACGAGGCTTTCCGTCATTTATCCAACTTTCGTAGTAAGCATCATTCGTATTGTTCATATTGTTCATATTGTTCATATCAGTATTCCTGACATTTCTATTAATGTTAGTTTGTACTTGATCAATGTACAATGCTTGTCTCTGCGTCAAGACATCCAACCTATTAAGTGCATGTTTACTTGCTAAAGCAAGAATACGGTAATGAAACCATGATGAAATATATCCTGTAAATAGACCTGCAGCAAAAACAATAACCAGTTCCATAGTATCCTCTTAGATAATAGCGATCCCAGCCAACATGATTTGCCTAAAGACCATAATAATACTTATAGCGGTATGTTTAATTACCGCCCGCCTTTGGATTTCAATAGTAATACCGAGTTGTGCAATATCATGTTCAATCTGAGAAGCCAGATTACTAGATAGTTCATCGAAATTTGAACTATCACTAAAATCTCTCAGAAACGCTTGCGTCTTATCCGCAACAACACCTGCAAAAAGTGTTGCATTTGCCTTAGTAATATTAAATTCTTTCATGTAGTAATCTGTCAGTGAACTAATTACACCCGTGAGCAATGATATAGGTGTTTCTGCGGATGCTTCTGCGGGTGCAACGACTTTACTTTTGATATTAGGTACCAACATTATACTCTCCTTTGTTGTAATTTCTTTTTCCACCAAGAACCTAAACCGGTTTGAAAAACAAAATTGGGGTCCGTTGCAAAATGAATAGTAAGCGATGCAACATCCATACTTAATCGTGGTGAGGGACCTAGATCTGCCGCTTGAAATTTAAATCTAATATTTATACCACTATTGATTTTATTTAAAGTTATGTCTGGATCAGTATATCCCCACTTATCATTTACTCCGCCATGATTGAAATCCGTAAATACATTTGGTACAATGTTTATAGCCTTATTGATACTGTTCAATCCTGCAATCTGTAGTTGAATGAGAGTTTCATTAAAATCAACACCCAAACCTTGTGATCTATGAAGAATTGAAAAACCGGTTATCAAATTACCAGGAGGGATAGATGGCAGGAATAATACTCTGAGTTCATTTGTATTAAATAGAGGTAGGTCTGCTAGACTAGTTGTACTATTATTATCATCCTGTGTTGATAGGGCTGCAACGGTTGGATTCGACCACGGGCTAGACTCGTCACCCATATCCTGAACAGAAAATGGTAATAATGTAACTGAAGGCATTACTTATTATCCAGCGTCAACAAAGCCTCAATAGTTTGATTGTGTTCATCGATTGTTGCATGAATAAACTGAGCTTCTAAGTCGCTAAGTTTAGTTACATTATGAGTTGATCTAAGTTCCTTTACTGTCATACTATCATTGGCTGTACGGACAGTAAGTCCTAGTTCAGTAAGAGGCTGAAGAATAGATTGTGATCGTTTAAGTGCATTAGCACTCGATTCTACAACTGTATTTGTGCAACCCATGATAGTAGCACTCAACACAATTACACCAATAATTGTAGTAACAACAATTAGAGATAGGATCATATCCTTACGATCGTCATCATCATACTTAGACATGGATTTTCCTTTCTATTTGAATTGTCCCTTTTAGGTCCATTAGAGCAATAGTATTATCAGAAAGAGCTTTAGTATTATTTGTTACTAGTTGTATGAGCGTATCCTCTCTACGCCTATCTTGCTTCCCTGTGTCTTGTAACATCTTTGCATAGTCTTCTGTTGCTAGTCTATCCTTCCTTTCAAGCCACCACATAACGGCAATTACTCCAACGACGCCTAGGTCTAGGATTGATTTGATAAGGTCATTTTCCAAAACAAACTCCGGATACAAGGCCACGGTTTACACAATCATACTTACCACACTGATATTGTACTTCTTCGTTATACCCTGAAGGAAATACAATTGTTTTTGTTGCATGCTTCCATTGTTCGATCCCATGTAATACTTGATATATATCTTCTCCTGCAATATGTACTAAGTCTACTCTTCTATCTATTAATTTTTTAGCAGCATTATCCACAGATAAGCGAATTGGAAAAACATTAGGATATCTATGTTGAATATTAACCATTTGATCGATGGGATGAGTCCTAAATATATCGAAACAAATTACATTTGCAAATTGACTACAATACTCTAGATGATCCCCGTCACCCGTGTATAAATCTACTGCCAGAATATTATTTTTAATAGTATTAAATTCTACCCAATCTTTCAAGTCCTTAATATATTCTACGCTTGCGATCCCAAGTATGGGTGAACTGCTTTCCATGAGGAACTTCTTATCCTTTCTGCTTGTTCTTCTAACCTTTCTGACATAGAAATTGAGGCTGGAATATCAAGTGCGCGTCCAAATGTATGATCCGTTACTTTATAGTATTCCCCATATGTTGAAAGTACATGAATACAAATATATCTCCAAGTGTCCATTAAGTGATTGTGCTTCCTAAGTGGTTCTGCTCTTGATGTATGATTGTTTCGTGAACTTGTATCTGTACGCATCCTATACCGTCTTCTTTCGGAGAAGAAGTGCTCGAGTTCACTTGATACTTGTATATGGGGTAATTTTGTTAGAGGGTTTACTCTCAATAAAAGTCTAACTGCTTCTATACCCGATTGAACATCATTGTTTGCTGGCATTACTATTGTATCATAATAAGCAATCATTTGCCCCGCAATACTAATTCGTCCATCTTCCATATTTCTAACTTGAGCAGGATCAATCAATCTCTCATCAATTTGCTCTGGGGGAGGAGCATCCCCAAAAGCGTTTTTAGGTATGCGTTTGAAATACTGTTGAGTATTTCCCTCGCCGATTATACTGCCGCTAGGTTCTAACCTATAACCTTCTACATCTGCCATAGAACAGCAAGTCTCGTACAGTGTTCTATCGCGGGAGTACATTTCTCTATAAAAGTATAATGTTTTATTTGCATCATCTATTGCACACCAAAGTCCGGCATGTACTCTAAATCCCGGATCATTACACGAGACTCTTCTAAATGTATTGGGTATGCCATTTGGAAAAATATCATTAGGATTGTATACATGCTCATTACTAAAGTTAGAATATATCAATCCATGTTGTCTACGACTACGACCATAGACTCTTACATCTTTCGTCTCTTCAGATAGGTCCGACAGAATTTCATTTTTAGCGTCAGAACTAAGATGTTGAGATGTTTCGGTGTTAAGTCGTGTCATAAATACACGAGTATCTCCACGCTCTGCTCGATCTTCAAGTTTTAGAAGCCACTCTTCACTTCTTACTAGTGTACACGAGATACAACACTTTCCATCCTTAGCAAGAAATCTCATCTGCAACTCATCCCAAATTGTTTCGTCTACCTCTTCATCTACAACTGCTAAGTCAATGGCCGCAGCCTGAATCTTCTTACGAGCCTCTTCCCCTCCGTCTGCTGAAATAAACCATATAGTACTGAAAGGTCTAGGCGTATCCTCGTTATCCTTGCTATACAGGATACCCTTAGAGTTGTAGTCGCAATACACTTCCATATATGATGGTATAGGTACTGGCGCTCCAGGAATACGGGGTCCGAAACTTTTAATCATGGACCGATCCAAAAACTTCATTGACTTATCGTCCCCGTCCGGCTTAAGATGTCTGTATACCCCAATATAGAGAATTCTATATTCTGGGGCAATAACATAAATTTCCTTTGGTCCCTTAATGTTCAACCATCTGTGTTTGTTTGTAGCCCACGACGCTACTTCGTATGCACTTACAACTGATTTACCTGATTGATTCCCACCAAATGCTACTCTGTATCTAGACTGGCTTTTATGAAAATCAAGTTGATTTCTATCTGGTGTAGAATCTGGCTTATAGGTATTAAGAGAGAAATTGTCCCTCCTAATTTTTTCCTTCATGAGGGTTATGAGTCCCTCTGCTTGTTCCCTTGATAACTGCTTATTCATCTTAGTTACTTAGTTTACTGTGTGTAGTATCGTCTAATACTGAATCGGTATTAATAGCATTACTTAAATCGTTTATTGCTTGTTTCAATTCTTCGTCTGACATTCTGGACAACTCAAAATTAACCTTTGGAATATAGGTTTGTTCATGCTTCAGATTAAGACAATCAATTCTAAGGGCTAATGATGATGCCACTAATTTTTCTTTCGCGTCACCTGTTGATATGACTTCTCTTATCACCTCTCCAATATTGGACTTGACTTGATCCGTAATGATATCCCATCTCTTAAGTCCGTATCTGTTGATAATTGGAAGGTCTTTAATCGTTAGGTTATTCATGTTTCATGCTCTCTAGTAACTGCTTTTCTACATACTTTATCATACCGAGTTGCGTACATCTATTTCCATGAGTCCGGATATTCGTAATACAAGTACTATTATCATCTGGCATAATATAAATTACTACAGAGCATAATGATCTACTTTGGAGTTCTTCTATCAATTCCTGTGTAGTTGTTTCGTCCATGAGTGTATGTCCGTGTGTGTAATGGTGACGACCGACTAAACTTGAAGTCCTTTACCCCTTACGGGGTACGGCGTCCGTTCGTTTGGCGTCCGTTCGTTTGGCGTCCGTTCGTATAGTTGGTTTGTACGGCATTTGTTTGTATAGTCTGTACGGCATTCGTTTGTACGGCGTTTGTTTGTACGGCATTCGTTTGTACGGCATTCGTTTGTACGGCATTCGTTCGTA